TCACACCAATGCAGATCACCGCAGCTGATTCAAACAGTCGCACGATCAGTGGTCGCATTGTTACATTCGAGGAAACAGGGAACGCTTCAATTGGCAAAGTGCAATTTGCAAAAGGTTCAATCAAAGCAACTTCCGTTTTACTCAATCTTGAACATGACCGAACACGTCGTATCGGCAAAACACTTTCAATTGAATCAAGCGACGAAGGAATTGACGCAACATTCAAGATCGCACAGACAACCGCAGGCAATGACGCACTTGTCGAAGCGCAAGAAGGTTTACGCGACGGTTTCAGCGTTGAAGTTTCATTTGACGAATACGAGACACTTAAAGACGGAACAGTGCGAATTCTTGCTGGTGAATTGACCGCAGTGGCATTGACGTCAGAACCTGCAATCCGATCAGCCCGCGTCGAATCAGTCGCCGCAACAACTGCTGAAGAAAATGAAGTTTCAGATTCGACAATCGAACCTGAAGTCACACCAACAACAGAAGGAGACGAAGTGGACAACACCGTCACAAACGCGGAAACCGTCGAGACGGTAGAAGCCGCAAAGTCAGTGACTGCACAGTCAAACAACGTGGGTGGCTGGAAAGCAACACCACGAATTGAACTCACTGCTGCTAAGTACCTAGAAAACAAGGTTCTTGCTGCAACAGGCGACGAAACAGCACGCCAGTACGTTCTAGCCGCAGACAACACAACAGACAACGCTGGACTTGTTCCAACACGTCAGTTGTCTGAAGTTATTAACGGACTATCAACAACAATCCGCCCAAGCATTGACGCGATTTCTCGCGGTGCATTGCCTGACGCAGGAATGACATTTGAGATTCCAAAAATTACTGCTGCACCAACAGTTGCAATTGCAGCTGAAGACGCAATCTTTTCAAATACAGACCAGAACTCAGCGTTCCTTTCAGTGGACGTTAAGAAATTCGCTGGGCAACAAAAATTTAGTGTTGAGTTGCTGACTAGAACGTCGCCCCTCTTTTATGACGAGTTACTTCGTAATATGGTCGCGGCTATGGCTAAGGCACAAAACTCTTACGTCAACGCACAGTTAATCGCTGGCGCAACAGTTGACGCAACAACAGTTGCAACATACCCAACCGCTGCTGAACTGCTTGGAATTATTGGTCGCGGTGCAGCAAGCGTTTATGGCGCAACTGCTGGACTTGCAAATCCATTTGCACGCAACATGATTGCGTCAACTGGTCAGTGGTCAAACCTAATGACTTTAAATGACGCTGGACGTCCAATTTATTCACAGGTTTCAAATCCTATGAATCAACCTGGTGTTTCAGTGCCAACAAGTTTGACTGGAAACGTTGCAGGCTTGAACCTGTATGTTGACCCAACAAACGCAGGGGACGGGGACGGTACATTGCTAATCGTCAACCCTGACGCTTACACATGGTACGAGGGAACTTCATACCAACTACGCGCTGAATCAACTGCTGACGGTTCAATCACCGTGGGCGTGTATTCATTCGGTGCAGTGGCAACAAAAATTGCCGCTGGTGCGTTCCAAAATAACAAGGCTTAATCGCCACAACTAATCATGCGGCGGGTTCTCCCGATCTCGCCGCAGCAGATCGAAAGGAACGGACATGCCAGCAATCGTCACCGCAAGTCAATTGCGAACAGTTCTTGGCGTGTCCGTTTCCTTATACAGTGACAGTTATTTGGACGAAATAATCAACACTAGTGAAGCCGTAATTTTGCCTATGCTGGTTTCAAATTCATCAGCGGTCAACGCGTACAAATTAGAAGCAAACGTTGCGACGTATTACACACAACGCGCACACCATTTTGTGGCTGGTCAATCGGTAATTGTTACTGGTTTGCCTGCACCGTTTTCAGCAACCGTCACGGTCGTTGAAGTCCACGAATACCGTTTTACCGCTGCACTGACTTCATCAAACGTCACATTGCGCGACATCATTCCAACAGGCACTGCAACACTTTCAGGCTATTCAGCAGCTGACATTTACGCCAACAGTGCGCCAATCGAATCGGCAATTCTTGCAGTCAGCGTGGAAGTCTTTCAATCACGCGTTGCAGCAGGCGGACAGATCGAAGGCGTTGATTTTGCTTCGACGCCGTACCGCATGGGTCGAAGCCTGACCAATCGCGTTTCAACCTTGCTAATGCCATTCTTGGACGTTGAAACCGTGGTGCAGTAATGCCCGCCAATTCAGTCGCCGAAACCCGCGCAGCGTTAGCGAACGCCTTTTCATCACTAGCGGCAAACATTTATCCAAGTGTTCCCGAAGCACCAATCCCACCAGCAATCGTGGTTGTCCCCGATTCGCCGTACATGGAAGTTGTGTTGATCGGCAAAGCCAAGACACAGGTCAAACTTAATTTTGCAATTACCGCCGTCGTTGCTTCCAATAGCAATGCGGGGTCACTGGACAACTTGGAAAAACTCATCATGGGAATTCTCGCGGCAATGCCTGCGGGATACGTTGTTGGCGTTATTGAAAAGCCAACAGTGTTGGAAGTAGGTCAAAGTCCAATGCTGGTTGCTGACATAAATGTTTCAACGTACTACACACAAACAACATAAAAGGAGATAACGTGCCAACAACGATCATCACGGGTCGCGATTTAGTCCTAACGATCGCTACCGTTAACTACGACGCACAGGCGACCAGTGCGGTTCTAGCAAACTCACCAACAGTTGAGACTTACCAAACACTTGACGGCAAGGCTTACAAGCACATTGACGATCAGTGGTCATTCGACGTTTCAATGCTTGCTGACTGGGGTGCTGCTTCATCATTGTGCGAAGCCCTATGGACTGCATGCGAAACTGCACCAAACACAACATTGGCGTGTTCATTGACTGCCGCGACAGGCGCAGTATTTGCGTTCAACGTTATGCCAGTGTTCCCAGCAGTCGGCGGTGCAGCACCTGACGCACAGACAGTTGACCTATCATTTGTCGTGGTGGGAACACCTTCAGAGACTTTCTAGTCACTAACAATCGGGAGAAAAAATGAAACTACCAATTACAATTGAATACAACGACGGCAACCAAATTACCTACACGGCGGCACCGCCTGAATGGGTTAAATGGGAAAAGCACACTGGGAACACAATTTCCCAGGCACAAGAGAAAATCGGAATTTCCGATCTTGTTTTTCTTGCCTATCACGCCATGAAGCGCGAAGCAGCTGGGAAACCAGTTAAGCCAATCGAAGCATGGACGGAGACAATCTCCGAAGTGATCGTCGGTGAAGCAAACCCAAAAGTCACGCAGTCGGAAGCCTAAGTCGAATCGTTTGGGAAGTAGCCCTGGCAACGGGGCTACCACCAAGCGAGTTTGAATCAGCCGAGGACATTCTGACGGTCATTGAAATTTTAGAAAGGCGGGCAAATGGCTAAGGAAGCAATTTCCTATGACAAAGCCGAATTGCGCGCCATTGTTCGATCATTTAAAGCAATGGACGATCAAGCGTTGGCACAAGCCAAACAAGCAACCAGCGAATTGGCAACTTACGTTCAAGGCAAGATCAAAGCAACGGCGTCAGGTCGAACCCGCAACCTGGTTGACAATCGCGTCGCTGACGGTTCAAAGGTTTCCAAGTCGTCAAAGATCGGCGAAATTTCATTTGGTTTCGCTGGACAAAAACTAAGTGGCGGGGCGACAACCCAACAAATTTGGGGGGGCGTTGAATTCGGTTCAAACAAATACAAACAATTTCCCGTTTGGTCAGGTCGTGAAGGTCGCGGTTCACGCGGTTGGTTTATCTATCCAACCCTGAGAAGCGCACAACCTGAAATCATCAAACGCTGGGAAGAATCGTTTTCCAAGATTGTTAAGGAGTACAACTAATGGCTGGCAGTCGTACCCTTAAACTTTCGATTCTTGGCGACGTTGATAATCTCAACAAATCGCTGAAAACCGCCACAAAAGATGTTGATACATTTGGCGACAAGATTGGCAAGACTGGCAAAATGATTGGCGCGGCGTTTGTCGCTGCCGCCGCTGCTGCTGGTGCTTATGCCGTCAAGATCGGCATTGAAGGCGTCAAAGCCGCCATTGAAGATGAGAAGGCACAAACACAGTTAGCCTTAGCCTTAGAGAACGCCACAGGGGCGACAAAAGCACAAATTGCAGCCACTGAACAATCAATCCTTCAAATGTCACTTGCCACGGGTGTGGCTGACGATCAACTGCGCCCTGCGCTTGGTCGTTTGGTTCGATCAACTGGAGACATCACCCAGGCGCAAGATTTACTGACGACCGCCCTTGACATTGCAACCGCGACGGGCAAACCGTTGGAAACAGTTGCCAACGCATTGGGCAAGGCGTACGACGGCAACACCGCTTCCCTGGGCAAACTTGGCATTGGACTTTCAGCTGCTGAATTAAAAACAATGAACTTTACGCAGGTTCAAGGCAAACTTTCAGATTTATTTGGTGGGGCTGCTGCGCGCAATGCCGACACTTACGCGGGACGAATCGCAAGAATGCAGGTTGCCTTCGACGAAGCAAAAGAAACAATTGGTTTTGCGTTGCTTCCTATTCTTGAAAAAATGATTCGTTTTATCAATGACAACGCATTGCCAATCATCAACGCATTTTCAGGCGCGTTCAGCCTTAACGGCAACGGGCTTGGTGGGGTTATCACAACATTGGGCAACATCATTGTGAATACCTTTACACCGATCATCAATGGTTTGCTGAAGGCGTTCGGGTACATCAAAAACGCAATTGGCGACAACCTTGACACCTTCAAGGAATTCGGCGGATACATTGCAACTTACCTTGCACCCGTTATTGGCACGGTATTGGGTGGGGCGTTGCAGGTTGCTGGCAAAATTGCAGGCGGTGTTATTGACGTCATTGCTGGTGTTGTCCGAATCTTGAACGGTTTAATTTCCGGGGCGGTTGCTGGTATCAATGCTTTAATTTCCGCTTACAACGCAATTCCATTTTTGCCAAACGTCGGAAAGATAACGACGCCAACCGTCAGCGTTCCAACAATTAAGACACCGACAGTTTCAACTGCCGTTCCAAAAATTCCGACAATTGCAACGCCTTCAACCAGCGGCACAACTTCAACCGCGGGCGGTGGTGTCGCAACTGCTGCAAAGGTCGCTGCAACTGCTGCTGCCGCTTCAGCGGGAATTCCAAGCAATTTCAACGTGGGTTCGTTTCGCATGGGCGAGGAAAAAGATCGCGTCGGCACAACAATCAACCTGACCGTGACTGGTGCATTCGACAAGGAAGGCACTGCCCGCACAATCGTGGAAACCTTGAATAATTCTTACTATCGCGGAACAGGCGGCGCGACCAACCTGGTGGCGATTTAACATGACGCTATGGTCACCCGTTTGGAATGTCGAAATTGACGGTGTTTTATACACCGACGCAGTTTTGGCAAACCTGACTATTCGCAGCGGTCGAACGAACATTTATGAACAACCCCAGGCGGGTTATGTCAATCTTCAGCTGCTAGATGTCAATCAAACTGCAATCCCAGTTTCAATCAATTCAACGGTTTCGGTTTCAGTCGAAGATTCAACAGGCACACCGCAGGTTTTATTTGGTGGCAACGTCGTTGACATTGGGCTAGAAGTGCGCGACGTGGGCACGACCATGTTCACGCAAACCTATTCGATCACCGCATTAGGTGCGTTGTCTCGTTTGCCGAAAGTAATCTTCACGGACGCATTGGCGCGTGATTTTGACGGTGATCAGATTTATGAGGTTTTGACGACCGTTTTACTGAACACTTGGGCAGAGGTTGCAGGTGCATTGACTTGGGCTAGTTATAACCCGACTACGACTTGGGCAGACGCCGAAAATGTTGGTTTGGGTGTTATTGATCGCCCAGGCAATTATGACTTGGCAGCCCGTGGCGGGGGTGCTGACCCAATTGACGTTTATTCATTGGTCAGCCGTTTGGCAACTTCAGGGCTTGGGTATTTGTGGGAATGCGGTTGCGGGTTGATCAATTATGCAGACAGTACCCACCGCGCCCAATACCTAAGCAATAACGGCTATGTGGCTTTAACTGCCAACCAAGCGCGTGCAGCTGGTTTGCGCATTGAAACCCGCGTGGGTGACGTACGTAATGCAATAACGATTCAATACGGGTCAAATTCCCAAAATGACGTCAGCGCAAGCGACCTTGACTCAATCAATACTTATGGCAATCTTTCCCAAATTATTGCCACGACCTTGCACGATTCAACCGACGCAACTGCCCAAGCAAATTTCTACTTATCACTACGAGCAAACCCACAACCAATCTTCAGTGAAATCACCTATGACCTGACAAATCCTGAGGTGGACGACGCAGACCGTGATGCATTGATCAATGTGTTCATGGGACTTCCCGTTGCGATCAATGACCTACCTGGCAACATGGGGTCAATCTTTCAGGGCTTCGTTGAAGGCTGGTCATTCCAGGCGTCTTACAACAGACTTTCAATTTCGCTAAACGTCTCACCAACCGCCTATTCATTACAGGCATTGGCTTGGGAAGAAATCGCAAACACATTTACCTGGTCGGGCGTGTCGCCAACGCTTGACTGGGCGCGTGCAACAATTATCACTTAACGAAGGAGACTCAAATTACAAATCCCACAACCCCCTTTTCGTGGCAAATGCCGACGGCGAGTGACCTTGTAACGGACTTGCCAGCAGATTTTGAAACATTTGGACAAGCCGTTGCAACGTCAATGGCTGACTTGCTTGGCGGAACAACTGGTCAGGTTTTGGCTAAGGCGTCAAATACTGACATGGACTTTTCATGGGTTGCACAAGACGACTCAAACGCAATTCAAAACGCGATCGTTGACGCAAAAGGTGATCTCATTGCAGCAAGCGCAGCTGATACACCTGCCCGCCTAGCGGTGGGAACAAACGGTCAGGTTTTGACCGCTGATTCAACCGCTGCCACAGGATTAGCGTGGGCAGCACCATCATCAGGTGCAGAGTCTTTAGGCTTTACCGCTGGTAAGAATAAGATCATCAATGGTGACTTTAGATTTAATCAGCGTTCTTTTTCTAGCATTACCGCCTCTGATTATACCTTCGACAGATGGCGCGTTGGAATTGCTGGAGACGGAACAACGACGGCAACTGCTCAGACCTTTACTTTGGGTGCTGCACCCGTTGCAGGATACGAAGGAATTAACTTTATTCAGATTGCCACAACAGGACAAACAACAAGTGGTGTGAGTTCTAATATTCAGCAAAGATTAGAAAGCGTAAGAACCTTTGCTGGTGAAACAGTAACTATTTCCTTTTGGGCAAAAGCGGCAAGTGGAACACCAAAAATTGCCGTTGATTGTGTCCAAAATTTTGGAGGCACTGGTTCGCCGTCTGCACAAGTGGAAACTTATGTTGGACAGGTAACACTTTCAACATCTTGGGCAAGGTATTCTTTGACTATCGCAGTGCCTAGTATTTCAGGTAAAACGATCACAACTTCTGATTTTTTACAGTTTAGTTTTTGGACTTCTGCTGGTAGCACTTTTAATGCGCGTACAGGTTCTTTAGGTATTCAGACTGCCACGATTGGTATTTGGGGCGTACAGGTGGAGGCAGGTTCAGTAGCCACCGCTTTCCAAACTGCGACAGGAACAATCCAAGGAGAATTAGCCGCTTGTCAGCGTTACTACTTCTTAGAAGGTTTTGGTAAAACTGCCGTTGGACGCATTATTGGCACAGGTGGTTATTTTGCTGCAAATGACGTCAATCTTGTATTGTTTTTTCCAGTCACTATGAGAACAACACCAACTTTAGTTGTTGCAACTGGTACTAACTATTATAGTTTCACATCAGCAGGTGGTGGTACAGACTTTATAAATAGTTTAACTATTATCAACTCTAGCCCAACTGCTGCGCTTTTGTACAATACATCAGAAGCAGCAGGTACGGCTGGTCAAAGTGCATTTGCTTTAGTGCAAAGCACATCAGGTTCTATTGCTTTCAATGCGGAGTTATAATGAAAAAACAATACAATGTAGAACAGACAGCACTTGGCGAAGTTATTTGGTATGAGGAAAATGGGTTCAGGATTTCATTTATTCCCGACCCAGCCAATAGTGATTATCAATCATACCTAAAGCGTGATGAACCCGAAGCGGAACAATCCACACCAATGGTTGCTGACGAATGACTTACCCGCAAGGCACAAATGCCAGGTTGATCGAAGTCGCAGCAGCTGAAGTCGGCACAATTGAAGAAGGCGACAACCTGACAAAGTACGGCAAATTTACAAAGGCAGACGGTTTGCCATGGTGCGGTTCTTTCGTCAATTGGTGTGCAGCGCAGGCAGGCGTCAAGATTCATTCAGTCGTTGGAACTGCCGTTGGCGCACATAAGTTCAAAGAGATTCAGCGTTGGTCAGGTATGCCGCAACTTGGTTACCTGGCTTTCATGGACTTCCCACATGACGGCGTTGATCGCATTTCACACATTGGAATTGTTGTGGGGCTAATTGATTCCAAGACTTGCTTAACGATCGAAGGCAACACCAGCGGGACAGGCGACCAACGCAATGGCGGAATGGTAATGGTGAAGGTTCGGTCATACGGTGCAGGCAAGGAAATTGTAGGTTTTGGCATTCCAAAGTTTGTTGCGTACAAGGGAGAATTTCCAATCGTTGAAATGCCAAAGTCGGCAGCAAAACCAACAAAGGAGAAAAAATGGAACAAGCCAAAGCCTTAATCGCGTCATGGGCGCGTTCATTTATGGCAGCAGCACTTGCCTTATACATGGCGGGCGTGACTGACCCTAAGACCTTAGCAATGGCAGGGGTCGCAGCGGTTGCACCAGTGATCTTGCGCTGGTTAAATCCGCAGGATAAGAGTTTCGGGTTAACGGGGAAGTAGTCCGAAAACTTGCAGTCGTGGGCTTAGCGTTGGGCATTTCACTAAGTTCCACGGCTTGCGGGTATGACGGCTGGGTGCGCTATGAGTGCCAAGAATTCGAAAACTGGTCAAAGGCGGAATGCCAACCCCCAGCGTGTATCCCGACTGGAACATGCACTGACGACCTACTTGGAATTGAATCGAGACAAACCCGCACGCCGTAAGTCACCCGAAGAAATCCACGCGCAGCTGATTTTGATAATTGGTTCAACACTTGCAGCAGTGTTTTTGGTTGTAACCGTGGGCATTACCTATGCACTGATTTTTGTGACGCAACCAGTAAGCGCACAAGCACCCAACGACGCTGCATTTATTGATCTATTGAAAACCCTGGCTATTTTTCTAACTGGTTCGCTGGGCGGTGTACTGGCTGGCAATGGACTCAAATCAAAGCCAAAGCCCGGGGACACGCCGACAAACACGCAAGGTTCTTGACCGCGCGCCGATCATGCGTCACCCTGAGTTCAGGTGGTAACGCTTACCGCCAGGAATCGGGAGAATTCAAATGGTACTTGATTTATTAGACCCTGAGACATTAGGGCGTTTGGTGCTGGTCATCATTCTTATGGTGATTTCAGCCGCTGCGGGTTATGCCAAAGGCTTCAAAGAAGGCAAGCGCGAGGGCATAGCACGACGTAAAGCAATGGTTCGCCACCTAAGCAATAAGGCGGTCAACTAATGGGGTTCTTGGACAATTACGAGGCTTCACGCGAAAGACTAGAACGCTGGTTGGCAACATACCCAAACGGTCGAATTGAAACCCGCATTGTTGAATTTAGTGCTGAAAAGGGTTATGTCCTTGTTGAAGCCAAAGCCTACAAAGGGCAACCACATGGCACAGATTGCACAGTCGGTGCTGACGTTGTCGAATTACCAGCAGGCATTGATTTTGCGCATGGCTACGTTGGGGCGTACCAACCAAACATGAAACGCTGGTTTGTTGAGGACACAGTGACAAGTGCGATCATGCGCGTTCAACAGTTGGTCATGGGCGGTGCCGAACGTAGCACCAAAGAGATCATGGAACAGGTCGAACGCACACCAGCCAAGATCGCAAACGCCGAAAAAGATTACGATTACTGGACAACCAAACACGGCGACGTTCCAAGTTACAAGACCGCAGCTGAAGCCGAGCAATCAGGCATTCCTTCACTGGGGTCATCAATGGACGAAATTGCAAAGCAATTGGGCGGTGAGTTAGTCCAGGAAGCACCGCAGTGCAGTCACGGTCACCGCATTTGGAAGCAAGCCCACGAAGGCGCACCAAAGAATTGGGGCGGGTATTTCTGCACTGAACGAACAAAGGCAACGCAATGCGCGCCTGCCTGGTATGTCCTTGCTAGTGACGGAAAATGGAAGCCACAGGTATGAGTGATTTAGTGGAAATCATTTATCCGCAATCAATGACGGCAAAACTGCTGCAAAACGGTGAAGTCATAGCCGAGTACAAAGTCGAGCAATGCGACGGGTGCGCCAAGTTGTTAAAACTTGACCCATTTGGTTACAAGGTCGGGCAGGCAGGCGAAAAACTGGCTTGGTTGTGTGGTGGTTGTCGGTGAAAATGACATTGACGCACGAAGAACAAATGGTTTGTATGTTGTCTGCAATTAAGTGGGAAACCGATACAGGCAAAACAATGTCAAATGCCCAGCGATACCAAAAAGACCTGTCAACCTACGAATACCTGGTTGAAACGGCTGAAGCAATTGGCAGTGAATGGGCGGTTGCAAAATACTTCGATCTTCCATTTGACCCTTACGAACAAAAATTCAAGGGTAAAGCCGACGTAGGCAATGCGATCGAAGTCCGCTGGACTAAGTACGTTACAGGGCAGCTGATTGTGCATGAATACGACCGACCAAATGACATTGCCGTGCTGGTTACAGGTCAAGCACCGCATTACTTCATTGCAGGGTGGATTCCCATTGCGATCGCCCAGCGTCCAAAGTATCGCCATTCAAAGCAACCTAACTGGTGGGTCACGCAGATCAATCTTCAGCCAATCGAGAATTTAAGGAAATCCAACTATGGACAAAGTGCAATTTGAATGCAGGAAATGCAAGAAGGTAACGACCCAGTTGGTTCACAAGATTACAGACAATTTGCCCGAAGGTGTGGAAGTGATTCAATGCACCAAGTGCGAAGTCATGGGGGTTGCACAGATAGGGACTTCAAATGCCAATCTATGAGTTTGAATGCAAGGTGTGCCAAATCAGTGTTGAAGTGGATAAGTCAATCCACGAAGAACGCAATCCAATTTGCTGCGGGCAAAACATGAGTCGAAGGTACTCAACTTTCGGCATTTCATTCAAGGGTAAAGGCTGGGGTCATCAGTGAATAGTTATCCACAGAAGTTATCCACAAGTGCAAAAAGCCTGTGGGACACGCCCAAGACTATGCGTGAAGTTATTCAATCATTGACATACGCGATACGATTACTTCGCGAGAAGCGAACCGCCTACGCGGTTAGTTCGCTGAAGCGCAGTAAGCGTTCATGGGCGAGTATTGCCATTTTGGCGGTTACTTCGACAGGGCTGATACAAAACGCCAATGCAGCTAACTATTCAATAGATCATTTGAAACTCTATGCACATTCAAGGATTCTTGACTATAAAGAATTCCAGTGCTTCAACCGCATAATTACAAAGGAAAGTCGGTGGTCATACACTGCGCGGAACGGGTCGCACTGGGGGTTGGGTCAAATGAGATCGAAGCATTATGGAACACTTGACCCATTCAGACAGATAGACGCTTCATTGAGATACATAACAAACCGTTATCAAACGCCATGTAAAGCATGGGCATTTCATCAGGAAAGGAATTACTACTGATGAGCAGTGCATTAAAGGACAATGGCAGCACTACCAGGTGGAAGCGCATTGCAAAGCGTATCCGTGAACGTGATAGTTACACTTGCCAAATGTGTGGACTGGACGGCAATTCAGTTGATCACATCATTCCAAGAAGCGCAGGTGGAACAGATGATGAATGGAATCTGCAATGTCTATGCACTAAGTGCAATTCTGCGAAAGGGGGTAGGTTTTTTAATACACCTAAGCCACCCCTGACCCTTCCTGGTTTAATCTCCCCCTTAAACGACTCAAGAAGCCACGAAAATGACTGAGAAGGTCATAGAAGGTCACCAAACCCCCCTAGAAGGCTTAAACGGGCTTGAATCGGTTTTGGGTAGGGACACAGATCGTGAAATCGGGCTATTTGGCGTTCAAACCCCGAGAATCCACACGCCACTGAACGATTTACCGTCACGCGGGGGTGAATTGATTGACTTGGCAACCAGTTTGGGCATTGAACTTATGGAATGGCAAAAGTTTGCGCTTATCCACACCCACAAGGTCAAGACTGACGGGCGGTGGGCAACGCCAGTCAACACGATCGTGGTTGCACGTCAGAACGGCAAATCCTTTTTGCAGCTGATTAGAATTTTGGGCGGTCTCTTTCTATGGGACGAAAACTTGCAGATCGGTTCGGCGCACCGCTTGTCCACGTCGCTGGAACAGTTCAGGGCAATGGTGCAGATCATTGAAAAGAATGATTCGCTTGCCAAACAGGTCAAGAAGATTCGTTGGCAACATGGTGGCGAGGAAATCGAAACAATGACGGGCAATCGGTTTATTGTGCGCGCGGGCGGTTCGGCTGCTCGTGGTGTTTCCCGACCTTCGACGATTCACCTGGACGAATTACGCGAAATGAACGACATTGAATCATTTGCGTCATTGCGCTACACCCTTATGGCTGCAACCAACCCAATGGTCATGGCGTACACAAACGCGGGTGATTCCAGTTCGGTCGTACTCAATCAATTCCGCGATCGTGCCCTGGCTTCAATTGCAGGCGTCGAAGATGACATTGGGTATTTTGAATGGTCAGCACCAACCGACGAAATCAGCGTGGAGAACGCAAGACACTCAAACCCGTCAATGGGCACACTTATTCATGCAGACAACGTACGAAGCGTTCTCAATGACCCGCCCGACGTAGTTATGACCGAAGTCTTGTGCCGTTGGGTTGTCGCAATCAATAGCGCGGTTGATTCTGCGTCGTGGGGTAATTGCCTGGACAAAACCGCCGACTTAGACCTGGACAAACTCACCTGGTTGGCAATTGACCTTTCGCCTGATCGCAGGCATGCCAGTTTGGTCGGGGCGCAAAAACTTGGTGACGAAAAGTTTGTGGTCAAACTGCTGCACACCTGGTCAAACGAATTGCAGTTAGACGACAAAGCAATCGCCAATGACTTGGCAGACTACGCCCGAAAGTATCCGACCGAATACGTTCTTTACAGTCGCAAAACCAGTGGGGCGGTTGCGGCACGACTTGCACCCGCTGGAATTCCCGTTTTCGACATGGACAACGCTTATCCGCAGGCGTGCGACGAAATGTTGTCGGCGATCAACTCGGGTCGTTTGCGTCATAGGGGGCAAAGCCAATTATCGGAAGAAGTCTTGGCTGCGGTGCAATTGCGTCGTGGGGACGGTGGGTGGGTTATTGGAAGAAGGGCGTCACAGTCCGTCGTTTGCGGCGCAGTGGCAGTTTCGCTTGCAACACATTTTGCGACACGCCCAGACAATGATCTTGACATCATGGTTGGTTGATCGTATAAGCCTGACACAATTCGGGCATGGGATTTTTCGATCTATTTACGCCAAAGGTTGAGGCTGCCGTTCCAGTCGAAGCCGCAAGCGTGGACGCAGCTGCTATCGCGCCGTATTACAGTGAAATTGGAAACCTTTTCCTTTTCGGCGGGATAGTAACTGCCTCACGCGCTGAAGCAATGAGTGTTCCAACATGCGCCCGCGCACTTGGAATCATTCAAACAATTTCGTCACTTCCAATGCACACACGCAACGAAGCAACAGGCGAAAAGGTTTCACAACCACGCGTCATCAACCAACCTGACCCAAGAATTCCAGGAACAACATTTTGGTCGTGGATAATTTCAGATTTATTTTTCTTTCCAACTGCCTATGCCTACGTCATGGACAGATACGCAGACACGGGCAAAATTCGCGCAATGGAACGAATCGCGCCTGAACGCGTAACAATTACAACAAACGGCATGGGGTATGAAATTGCTTCCTATGCAATTGACGGTGCTTACGTTGACCCTGCCAACCTGGTTGTTTTCAACGGCACGCAAGAAGGTTTGCTTAGCCGAGCAGGTCGCACAATAAAGGCAGCAGCGTCCCTGGAACGTGCGGCAATGAATTTTGCAAACGAACCAATTCCACAAATGGTTTTGAAATCAAACGGCACTTCACTTCCAGCAGATCGCGTTTCAAAGTTGTTGACCGCTTGGAAAACTGCCCGTGCAAATAGATCAACGGCGTTTCTTAATGCTGACGTGACGCTTGAAACAATTGGTTATGACCCAAAGAATTTGCAACTCAACGAAGCGCGCAATTACGTCGCCCTTGAATTATCACGCGCTTGCGGTTTGCCTGCATACTTCACAGATTCGCAACAGTCGAGTTTTACCTATTCCAACGCCTTAGACAAGAGGCGCGACCTCGTTGATTTCGCTTTTAGAAATTACATGTCCATAATTGAACAACGTCTATCGTTTCCGGACTTTACGCCAGCAGGCAACAAAGTTATGTTTGATCTTGATGACTTCTTGCGTGGTAACCCGTACGAACGTGCCCAGGTTTATGAAATCTTGAATCGAATTGGCGCAATGTCAATTGATGAAATCCGCGAAGAAGAGGACATGCTGCTATGAGCAAAAAAGTAATCACACCAATGCAGATCACCGCAGCTGATTCAAACAGTCGCACGATCAGTGGTCGCATTGTTACATTCGAGGAAACAGGGAACGCTTCAATTGGCAAAGTGCAATTTGCAAAAGGTTCAATCGAAGCAACTTCCGTTTTACTCAATCTTGAACATGACCGAACACGTCGTATCGGCAAAACACTTTCAATTGAATCAAGCGACGAAGGAATTGACGCAACATTCAAGATCGCACAGACAACCGCAGGCAA